AGTATATTGGTTTCTAATAATGATAGGAGAGTTAGAGAATTGAGTAAGTACTGGATCAACAGATGTTCTAGCTAATGCTGTACCAATAGCAATGTTAGATCCTTTTGCGTAATCAGAACCGTATACAAATACTTTTAATCCTGCAGCAGAAAAACCTTGAGCAGTTAGAGTAACACCTGCAGCACCGAAAGCTTGAACAGTAATACTACCACCAACAGCTCCAATAGCTGGAACAGTAGAAGCAGTAACAATAGCTTTAGCTTCTAAACCAGATGTTGGATCTAAAATAACAACAGTATCGTTTACTGATATTACATTTGACACATTTGCAACACCCGGAGAAATATTAATAACCTGAGTTGTTACCGCAACAACAGCACCTAAAGTACATCCGTTGTAAGATATGTGTAATCTATTTTGTTCCGACCAAATTACTTGATCAGATGTCATTGGCATTTCAGCGCCAACCATTTTTAAAAATCCAGATAACGTTCTGTTTCCATAACGCTCTACTTCTTGTTCGTAGATCTCTGGTAAG